AGGAACACCTTTACAAGCGTTTCCACAACAAGATCACGAAGCACATTTGATGGTTCACGCTATATTTTTATCGAACATGGTGTCACAAGCTAACCCACAAGGGTTTTTATTACTACAATCTCATGTCCAAGAGCATGTAAGTATGTTAGCAAGAGATCAAGTAACTAAATTCTTTCAGACAATGATGCAAGAAGCACAACAAAGAGGCGAACAAGTTCCACAAATTGCACCAGAGGCAGTAGAAGCCGCGGTTTCGCAACAAATTGGTGAGATATTAAAGGAAATCATGCCTATGATTGAGCCTGCACAGAAACCAGACCCACTTGTAGCCATCAGAGAGAAAGAATTAGAGAACGACACCGCTGAATTGCAGAGAAAGTCTATAAATGACATGATGGGTTTCCAAATTGATGCAGCTAAACTACAACAATCGTATGAATTGGCACAACAAAGGACAAAAACTCAAGAAGAAATTGCAGAAGACCGTAATGATGTAAATATTTACAGAATTAATACGCAGGCCTCGTTAAAAGGTAAATAATAATGGATCCAGTCACTATATCAGTTGCCGTAGGTGTAGCGTCAAAAGCATTTAGTGCGATCAAGGCTGGATTCGCAATGGGAAGAGACATTGAACAGATGTCTGGAGACATTGGACGTTGGATGGGAGCCGTATCGGATGTTGATAACGCAGAAAAACAAGCAAAAAATCCTCCCTTGTTTGGTAAATTGTTTAAAGCTGGTTCTATCGAAGAGGCGGCAATGGCTGCATACGCTGGAAAAAAGAAACTTGAGGAACAAAGGTACGAACTTAAGGTTTTTTTGAATATGACTCATGGACCTGGAGCTTATGATGAACTCTTGGCTATGGAAGGTCAGATAAGAAAACAACGTCAAGAGACAATCTACAAACAACAACAAATGAGAAGACAGATTGGTGAAGCTATCACATGGTTGATTGTTGTAGCGATCATAGGTGGTTTTACTGTATTAGTTGCATCCGTTTGGATCAAAGAAACACGAGCTGATGTCTATAAATATACTCCAAAAGACTACACAAGGCAGCAAAAGATACAACAAGGAAAAATTATACTGCCTATCATGACAACTTGCAGGCTTATGAAGCAAAAAGTATTTAAAGATAAAATGGCTTGTATTTACATAGGTGCACAAAAAACATTTGAAATGGAATTTACAGATATATCACTCGGATGCCCTAGAAAATATAAATGTAAGCTCAACCCTAATGGGAAAGAACCATCGATTGACTCGGTGATGGAAAGTTTAAGGAGTATAGCAAAGTAAATGGCAGAAGAAAGTAAAAAAGCAGTTGATTTAAAGGTAGACAGTAACAGTTTTGAGTTAATATTGAGAATATTAGGAAATGAATTTATTGCCATAAAGATTGGGTCAACTAATTTTTCTGGTAAATTAATAGCAGGTGGCATATTATTATTATTTTTTACGTTTATGATTTTAGAAGTGTTTGGATTAAATGAGGCGTTAATACAATAGGGAGGTAATAATGTTAACAGCGTTAATAGGTCCAGTAAGTAAACTTGTTGGTAAGTTTATAGAGGACAAAGATCAAAAAAACAAACTGGCTCATGATTTGGCTACGTTAGCATCTAGACATGCTCAAGAATTAGCAAAGGGTCAAATTGAAGCGAATACAGTACAAGCTAAACATCCAAGTTTGTTTGTAGCCGGTGCCCGCCCAGCTATCATGTGGATTTGTGCGTTAGGGTTATTTACATCATTTTTTATTATGCCACTTGCAGAATGGGCGACTAGTATCTGGGCACCAGATGTTATGTTGCCGGAATTAAATACTGGTGAACTTATGACTTTAACTCTCTCGTTACTAGGATTGGGTGGGATGCGGTCATTCGAGAAGTCAAAGGGTGTTTCAAGGGAAAATATGAAAAAATGAAAAAGAAAATAAACAAAGTTATTAAAGGTTTAAAAAAAGCTAGTAAGTTACATGCTGGACAAGCAAAAACACTAAAAACTGTTATAAGTAAGGTCAAAAAGAAATGATGTGGCATTACTTGAGGATTGCAAAGTTTTTTAGCAAGATTGGTAATTACTTTTACCACCGTCATGTGGTATCTTTGAGAAAAAGACAAGGTAGATAAGATGAAAGACGTTGAAATTTGTTATATTCATAAAATAGCGTTTACTAAAACAGTAGAAGAAGAGCCAATACCTTTCTATGGAATTAAAAGATTTGTTACTTATGAATGTCCAATGTGTAGTATGAAAGTAGAGGAAATACATGACCAGGATTAGACAGTTTGCAAAAGATATGTCAATATCTTATGATGAAGCAAAAAACCTTATTAACAAAGGTAAAAAACTAAAAGACGGTGGATCACAAATTTTGGAGAAAACAATGAAACCAATGTATGCGAGTGACGGTAAGGTAACTAGGATAAAAAAAGGCGATACTGGAAAAGCAAAACTAGGACAGTTTAAAAACATTGCTAACGCATCAGCTAAAGGTAAGATTAGTCCAGAAAAAGCTGAAAAAATGATAAGAAAAGTAGTCTTAAGTAAAAAAGACGGCGGTGGTTTTCCAGACTTAAGTGGTGACGGAAAAACAACAATGAAAGATGTTCTAATTGGTAGAGGTGTTATCAAGAAGTCTAGAGGTGGTGGTATCGCTATTCAAGGACTAGGATTTAAAGGAGTTCGTTAGTGGACGAAGATTTTGACGATGGCTATGGAGACCCTAGTGACTATGGAATGAGTCAGTCTGATTTCGACACGGCTACTTCAATAGGACAAGCAGTATATTCTGGCAATGATGACAACATTGCACAAGCAATAGCAAATTCAACTGCTCAACCACAAGTTGGACAAAACAGATCCAATGTAACAAATATGTCAAACTATGACCCTAGATATGCAGCGGCATTAGATATATCGAGAGGTTTAGATCCGACAAATAACTTTGGTGGAACTGGTGGATTAGCAGTTCCATCTTATCTAAGACCACAAACTCCAGGTAATTTAGTCTTAAATGAAGCTGGCGACAGAATGATGTATGGCTCTCCAGTGGAAAGATTTGCACAAGAAACATTACCTCCTATGATCCGAGACATGCAAAAAGTTGGTATTGGTGGACTATTAGATAGTCTTATGGGTACTTTTACAGATGCGAAAAATGCTCTTGGTATAACAGGTAACGCAGAGGGAGGATTAACTGCACAAGAATTAGATATGCAACGATTTGATCCAACTGATAGAACGCTTGGTGATATGTCGCAACAAGGTGCTGGATTCAATGTTACAGACCCAGTTGTAAATACACCAAATGTAAATATGGGGTCAATTCCTCAAGTAAGTCCTACATTTGATGCGTTTGGTAATGTAACACGAGATGCAGGTATGTCTAGATTCTCGGATCAGTTTGGTCAAATCAATGCAGGTATAGCTAGTGTGGCTCCAAGTCAAGCACAAGAAGTTGGAGATGCAATGAGAGATACTTTTGTTACAACAACACCTAATGTTTCAGTACCTGGTTTTAGATCTAAACCTATGTCAAAAGAAGATGCGGACAAAGTGAAAGAAAACCTAGAAAAAGATAATCCAGTTTATAGACAGATGACAGAAGCTAATATTAATCCGTTTGGTATTTTACGAGGTGTTGGGTCACAATTTCAACCAGAGATAAATCAATTTCTTAAACAAAATGTAAGTCCAAATCTAAACTTTGAGTCAGATTTTAGACGAGATCCAAATGACCCTAATCAAATGATGCCCTATCTGGGACTTAACTACGGATTTAATATCGGGTAATAAATGGAAATAACTAATTTTTTATATAAGTATCAAAAGTCTTTGAATGAGAGAATACAAGACATCAGTATGGCATTGACTAGTGGTAATGCTTCTGATATGGCTAGTTATAAAGCAATGGTAGGAGAAATTCAGGGTCTATCCTACGCATTGGAACAAATTAGAACCCTGCTAGAAAAGGTAGACGATGACATTAATAGTGCCTGAATATGTTCTTAGACAAAAAGAAGCTAAGAAAAAAGCTGATGAAGCAACAAAAAACTTATCCTTAAAAGACAGAGTACCAAAACCTACTGGATGGCGAATATTAGTTATGCCGTATATAGGTAGAGATACCACTGAAGGTGGTATCCATGTTCCAGATTCTGTGAGAGAAAAAGAATCTAGAGCTACAGTTGTAGCTTATGTGGTTAAAAAGGGACCTCTTGCTTATAAGGACATAGATAAATTTGGAACAGAAGGAGACTGGTGTAATGAAGGCGATTGGGTGTGCATAGGTCGCTACGCTGGTTCACGATTCCAAATAGAAGGCGGGGAAGTTAGAATAATCAATGATGACGAAGTCATTGCAACCATTGTCAACCCAGATGACATAAAAACATACGGAGTCTAGTATGCAAAACGCAAAACAAGAAGAAATGTTCCAAGAAGTGGAGGTAATTGAAGATGAAGACAAAGATCAAGAGAGGCAGACCGCCGAAAATCAAGTTGTCGGAAATACCGAAGCCACAACCGAAACGACAGAAGTGGTGGCAGACGATGATGACTTGTCTGAATATTCCGACACTGTTAAGAAACGTATTAGCAAACTTACGAATCGCTTCAGAGAAGAAGAAAGACAGAGAAAAGCTGCAATCGATTATGCAGAATCTGTCAAACAACAAAACGAAGACCTCAAGCAAAGGCTCGAAAAACTAGACACTAATTATGTAGGTGAGGTTGACACAAGAGTAACAGCTCAATCTCAAGCTGCAAAAGAAGCATATAAAAAAGCGTTAGAGTCTGGAGATGCAGATGCTTTGTATGAAGCATCGCAAAACATATCAAGAATTGCTATGGAAGAGGCAAATCTTAAAAAAATAAAAGCAGATAGAGAAGAGCAGTCGAAAAAACAAGAAGCTGCTCCTCCTCAACAAGCTCAACCTCAACAAACTCAACCAAGACCAGACCCTCGAGCAGAGAGATGGGCACAAGATAATTCATGGTTTGGGCAAGATCAGACAATGACTTATGCCGCTTTTGGTATACATAAAACAATGATTGAGCAAGAAGGGTTTGACCCGAACAGTGAAGACTACTATAGTGAACTAGATAACAGAATTAGATCCGAGTTCTCACACAAGTTTTCGGATAATAGAAAGTCTTCTGGACCGAGAGTAGCTTCCGCAGGAAGCACTGCTTCAAGGTCTGGGACAAAAGGACGTAGGACAGTCAAGCTAACTCCATCGCAGATTGCGATAGCAAAAAGATTGGGTGTTCCTTTAGAAGAATATGCAAAGCATGTGAAGGAGTAAGATTATGGCTACAAATAGAATTTCACGAGATACCACAAATCGTGCAAATACCTCAAGGAGAAAACCTTGGCAACCTCCAGCAAAGTTGGATGCTCCCGCCGCTCCAGACGGATATGAACATCGTTGGATCAGAACTCACTTAAGAGGTGAAGATGATAAATCGAATGTTTTTTCTAGAATGAGAGAAGGATGGGAACCAGTCAGAGCCGATGAATACGGTGATAGGGCTGCAAAGTATCCGACTATTGAAGAGGGTAAAAACAAAGGAGTTATCGGTGTTGGTGGTTTAATGTTAGCACGGATACCTACCGAAACGGTACAAGAAAGAACTGAATATTTTCGGGATCAGACCCGCAACCAAATGAAAGCCGTTGATGAAAACCTAATGAGGGAGCAACATCCCTCAATGCCTATCCATAAGCCGGACAGGCAAAGTCGTGTAACTTTCGGTAAAGGGAGTAAAATGAACCCCAATGCCGAGTAACTTTAATGAAGCAATAAGGAGCTAAATATGGCTAATGTAAACGTAAAGTTTGGATTAAAGCCGATTAGTGTTATTGGTGGTGGCATCAATTCTACTAATCAGTATTTTATCAAAAGCGATGCTTCAGCGATTTTCCAAGGTTCTCCAGTTGAAGTCGAATTGACAGGTGGAACTGCGGCAATCATCACAAGTGCAGACGGAGATGGTAAACAACTCCTCGGTGTTTTTGCTGGTTGTGAATACGTTGATGCAACTACAGGTAAACTAACTTTCAGAAATCAGTGGGGTGGTTCAGGAACTGCTAATACTGATTTTGATATAAAGTGTTTTGTATATGATAATCCTATGCAAAAATATATCATTACATCTGATGGTACCAACACGAGCAGAGCAACTGCGAAAGCAGATATATTTAAAACAGCACAATTAGCAACTGCTACTGCTGGAAATACCACAACTGGTCTTTCTAGTGCTATGATTGATATATCAACAGCTGAAGCGTCAGATCCCTCAAACCCTCTAATGATTGTGGGTATACATGAGGATGTGACTAACGCTGATCACGCTGCCGCAGGGATCTCTTATATCGTTAAACTCAACAATCATGTATTTGCCAGTTCTTCTGGTGATGCTGATGCTGCTATATCATAAGGAGAGTTATCTATGGCAATTTCAAGAGCACAACTCGCCAAAGAACTAGAGCCTGGTTTAAACGCCCTCTTTGGTATGGAGTATAATAGGTACGAAGGTCAACATGCAGAAATTTTTGACACAGAGGCATCAGACAGAGCCTTTGAAGAAGAAGTAATGTTGAGCGGATTTGGAGCTGCACCTACTAAGTCAGAAGGTAACGCAGTAACATTTGACGATGCTAATGAAGCCTACACTTCAAGGTATAACCATGAAACTGTTGCGATGGCGTTCTCAATAACAGAAGAAGCTGTAGAGGATAACCTCTACGACAAGCTATCTGCTCGTTATACAAGAGCACTCGCAAGATCAATGGCTCATACTAAGCAAGTTAAAGCAGCTAACGTATTAAATAATGCGTTTACTGGTGGAACTACTGCTGGTGGTGACGGAAAAGCATTGTTGGCGGCAGATCATCCATTAACAAATGGTGGTACGTTTGCTAACGAACCTTCAACTGGAGCTGACCTTAACGAAACATCTCTAGAAGATGCTTTGATTAAGATTGCAGGCTTTGTAGATGAAAGAGGATTAATCATCGCTCTAAGAGGAATGAAGTTAATTATTCCAAGACAACTACAGTTTGTCGCAGAGAGATTATTAAACTCTAATCTAAGACCTGGAACAGCAGACAATGATGCTAATGCTATGAAGAACATGGGTATGCTTCCTAATGGCTATGTCATCAATGACTTCTTGACAGATACAGATGCGTTTTTCATTAAGACAGACGCACCTAATGGTCTTAAGCACTTCGAAAGAATGGCTATGTCCACTGCAATGGATCCAGATTTTGACACTGGAAATATGAGATATAAAGCAAGAGAAAGATATTCTTTTGGTTTCTCTGATCCTCGTGCCATGTTTGGTTCGCCAGGTGCATAGAAAATAAATTGTTTTTTTAAGGGCGACTATTTGCAGTCGCCCTTTTTTTATGTATAATGAATATAACCTTGACGAAGAATTAACTTCGACATTTGCCAAGACAAGGAGATTGACATGGCTAATACAACTTTCTCGGGTCCAGTCCGATCAGAAGGTGGATTTACTACAATAAGTAAAAACGCTACTACTGGAGTAATTTCTACACAATCAAGCATTAACTCAAGTGGTATCGCATCTTTTGATGCAAACACTTTAGCAACAGAGGCAGGCACTGGTATAACAACTGGTTCTGGCACTGTTTATAGAAGCTCTATTCAAAGAGTTGGTGGTATTATTACAACAAAAATTTTAATTGATTTAACTGGTTTAAGATCAACTGGTTCTGGTGACATCATTGGTGTTAATGGAACTGCATTGGTTTGTCACATTGGTCAGATAA